ATTCCTGCCTGTAGAAGGTGTAACGCAAACAAGGCAAGCGCAAAAATGGAAGAATGGTACCAGCAGCAAGAATTCTTTACTCAAGCTAGGATGGATAAGATTCAATCCTGGATGACCCAGGAGCTTATTGATTTCTCCACCGTCTGTCCAAGCACTTTTGGGTGCGTAGCTTGATATGGGAATTTACTATGATTCCACAAAGAAGAAGTGGGAAGTCTCGTATGAGAAGACGGATTATCAAACAGATTTAAAAACAGATAATCCTACCAATTTAAAAAGAAGAGAATATTACCAGGTAACGGTTTGTACTCGGTGGTTCTTTGGTCACTGTACAGATACAGGAACAGAAACTCACTATAGAGATGTTGACGATACTGCCACCAACAACCGGAACCGTTTCGTTAATGATCAAAACAACAGAACTAATAACGAAAATAGAGCATTAAATACAAAAAATACACAGTTAAATGAAGCGTACAAGTCGACGCTTGGAGCTGCAAATACAACCAATGGCGGCGACTACGTTGCGCAACGGGACATTATTCGTGCAATCAAAGATGTTCCTGATGAAGTCAAAACTGATCTAGAAGATCAATTTAAGACGTTTTACCGTACAGAAAAACTGCAGACCTGGGACACAGCCCTTGGTGCAAAACCTCTGTATGGAGCGTTTGATGCCAAGTATTACCAGAAAACTTATCCCCAAGTCAAAGACGAATGGAAGGCTGCAGTAGCCAATGATGACATCGATATCACCGAACGTTACGGAGAGACCGGCTACTACCTGCAGCATTACACCAATCAAGGAAAAGCTGCAGGATTCCGCGCCAATGCACCAGAAGCTCTCCAGGCTTCAGAAGCTTACGTTGAAACCAAGCCAACGGATCAGGACTTGCAAAACGTCCGTGATTTACAGCTTGGCGTCAATACCCAAACACAGTCAGAACGTTTGTTAAACGTTCCAGAAATCGCGGCTGAATGGGAAAAGGCAAAACGTGACGACCCCTATTGGCGTCAACTAGGCAAAGAATATTTTCTGGATGCCAATAAACCAGATGAGTTTGTGACGCTGTTCCGTCTATCCGATAGACCGGAAGACAAACAAGTCAGCATGAATTACAACATCAATGCTGGCTACGGTATCACTGAATTAGAAGATGCTTTAAATCAGGCCGTTGGTGAAAAAGCAACCGTTGATGTTAAAAAGTTCGGCGCTTTAGCTCAAGACGTTCTCAAGGAGACAATCGATGAAATGAAGCAGGCTAAAGCCAAGGAAGAGATGCTTGATCTCTTTACTGGTTTTAGTGGTTTCAGTGAAGTGATGGATATTAACAAGCAGTTGAGCAACTCAATCCTTGGCGATACAGGCGTAGGCGGTATTCTTTCCTTCACCTCTGCAGGCAAGGCAGAAGAATCCCTGGAGAAAAGCCTGCAAGGAATCACAGGCATCGGTAACAACGCAACCTATAACTGGCAGCAGTGGTTTGATAACGAACTCAAAACCCGCTACGAACAGGAGTTAGAGCTTGGATACACGACAGAAGAAGCGCAAGACACGATAAAAATTGAAGCAGACTTTGCCCGTCAGTTTATTGACGAGTACCTAAACCCACGCTTTAACACGTCCCGCTCGATGGACGAGTTCGTCGAATACCTCGACATCAGGCAAGAAGAGCAAAACCCGTTCCAGACTCAGGATATGGTTAATGCCGTCAGCCTTGTGGCTGACCTTAGGGCACAGCAATACCTGGATCAAATTAAAAACACTGGCGAACGTTATTTTGATTCAGAGTTCTACTTCAATCCTGTCGGGGACAAGGCAAGGGAATCTGATTATGCGACCCAGGCAAAAACCGTTTCTGATGACTGGGAAGCAGCTAAAGCCGGTGATGAGTACTGGGCACAACAGGCTTATCGCTTTGGCATTGACGTGAACGATAAGGCAGCTTTTGCCCGGATGCATTTCCAGGTTAAGGGCCAGGGCCAGGGCTATGACGCTGCAGAAGACATTCTGAACGCCGGGAAAGTTCAAGATGAGATCTACAACAATATTCTGCCTGCACTTAAGGAAGAGGCACTTAAGCAAGGTTCTGTCTTTGGTCAGTTCATCACGCCAGAAGAGTTTGCTGACGAGATGCTCAAGGGTCTTGACCCAAGCGATAAGTCAACCTGGGACGAGGTTCTCCAGCGTTATGGCCTAACTGACTTCAAGGGAACTGTTGAAGAACTGAAAGAATATATTGTCGAAACACTTCGCACTGGCTCTGCACAGAAGATTCGAGAGGAAATCAAATTCCTTAACGAGAAACGCCAGCGCCCAACCCAAGAGGTCCTCGGTCTTACTTACATCGAAAGGCCAGAGGACTATAAAGATGAGCAGGCAGTTGCGGATACTGAGCTTTATAAAGTATTCCAGACCGCTGGATATCAAGGAACAGAAGATGAGTTCTACGAAAACTTCTTCCCTGACCTGGAACGTAGTGAACAGACCCTTCTCACCAAAGCAGGCTCAGAGGATGCACTGGAAGCTTACGGTCTTGACCTGAGCGATCCCTTCGCCTCTCTTGGCACCATTGAAAGTTTCTTTGATGACACCCCTGTCACTGACGAGGGAACAAGCGAAGAATCAAGTTTCTTCAGCTTAAACTTAGATGATGAAGACGAGGATTACAAGTCCAAGACAGGACAAAAGATCCTTGGTGAATTTACATCTATGTTTAAAGGTCTCTGATGTCGGATAAACATAAGAAAGCTGCTAGAGCAGCAAAATCATACAAGAAAGGTCAAGAGCTAAAAGAAAGCCTGACTCCTAACAAGCCTGTGCGTACTCCTGGTCACCCTACCAAGAGTCATGTGGTTCTTGCCAAAGAGGGAGATAAAGAGAAGGTGATTCGCTTTGGGCAGCAGGGTGTGGAAGGAGCTGGTAAGAACCCTAAAACTGAAAAGGATAAAGCCCGCAAGAAGTCTTACTACGCCCGTCATGACGCACAAGATGCGAATCCGGATAAATTCTCTGCACGGTACTGGTCACACAAGGTAAAGTGGTGAAGTCACGCACTTGACCAATGCGCAAAGGCACAACCACTTTCCAGTCAGCTCCTCCCAAAAAGACAAAACAAGGCCAAGGAAAGCACTCGAAACCAAATCACGGCAGGAAGAAAACTCGAGGACAAGGTAGATAATTATGTATGATTGGGGGTAATAAGTGTTACCCCCATGGCTGATCTTTCGTGTGCGATTACATTAATCCGTAAATACGAAGGATTCAATGAGAAGGCATACCCCGATGACGTAACTGGGGGTGAGCCGTTCACCATAGGATTTGGCACTCAGTTCTACCCAGACGGTGCTCCAGTTAAGCAAGGACAGCGCTGTACGACACGCAAAGCACTGGAGTACTTGTTCCATGAAGTGCACGTTATTGATACAGAACTAACCAAGCTGAACCTAGGTCTTGACGGTCACATGCGTCAGGCTTTAATTTCGTTTATTCATTCGATTGGCTGGGATGCCTTCTTGTACAGCGAAGTCGTTGATCTGATTGAACAAGAAGACTTCTGTGGTGCCACGGAGGAAATGGGTCGCTGGATCTTCGATGCAGAGCACCAGGTCATTGGCGGACTACTGGATCGCCGCCGGGAAGAGATCGATCTTTTCTTGACCGAAATTGATGCCAATCCCTGGTCCTCTACCGAGATTTTGTTGACGGCGTTCCGTAATTACGCAGCTGCTGCACACCAAGTACGTGCAATCCGTACCTTGGAAGAACGCGTCAGTCCTTATGTGCTCAGTGAATTTGCCAATAGTTTCCGTATAAATAGCCCTGACTGGGACTCCGTACCCCAAGATCTTTTCGATTTTGACTTTAGTAGCTAGGCTTAGAATAATTACATCAAACGAATGCAGGGTGGAATGGAACGTTCGGTAGAACCCAGGGAGTTTGAACTTCCATTAGAACTGCAATTCTCGATGCGTAAAGCTGAGCTGAGCGCCCAAGAGATGACCTGGGAACAGCTCTACGTTGCACTTTTAAATCTGTACCACCAGCGCCTGATGGAATGGCACGCCGTCAAGGCACTGATGGCAGATGAACAAATCGATATTGATTTCGATATTCCCACCGACCTGGAATTAGTCGAACTCGCCGCCAGCTGCATTGCCGACGACGAGGACGAAGAAGACGACGATTTCCAGCCTTTCTAATCGCCTAGTTCAATAAGACGACCGAGATACCACTGTGCCTTCTTCAGTGATTCTGTCCCGCCTTTATGCTTCTCACGCCAAACATACTTGGCAATATTACCCTTCAAGTATCCACGGTATTCTTCGGCGGTTAGCTGGGCTTCGATTGCTTCAATGCATTCGATTCCGCCGTCGGTGTAATGAGACGGATGATTGACGACATCCTCCTGGATCACAGGAGGTTCTTCTTTTACTGCCCAGGGCACAGGGCAGACACCACCCGGGCAGTCGCTAATCATTTCGTCGTCTTCTACCGGCGCAAACCACGACGTTTGAGGGATTCCTCCTTCATCTCCTCCGTCGGTGCTTCCAGCTCCAGAACTACTCCCTTGGGACGAGGCGATGCTCCCATTGCCATTCCCTCTTCCATTGACGGAATGTAGCCCGTCATCCCCGGCCTTTGCATTCCTTCGATGTTCAACGGATTGCGCTCCAGACCCTGTTCGCATGCCACCAGACCCCTGTTATACATATCGTATAAGGGTACATCATTTTCTTCATTGGCGAGCGGCTGACCAAAGTCTTCCTCGGTCAAACAGCGGCTCTTAACTTCATCTTGGACAAAGCTATCTAAGAAGCCTGCAGCTTTGTGATACATGATATTTAAGGCTTTGATTTATTCCTTTTACAATAATACTATGGCAAATTTGTTCAGTCCTGAAGAAGATCCTCGGCGGTTACCTGGTACTTCAGGCGCCGAACTTACGGACTTAAATCCGGAGCAGGCTTACGACACCGACATGCGTCGTGTCGACGAAGAAGAGCGGAGTTCCGCTGAGTCAGTTAATGACAAGCAAGCCCGCGTTGCAAAGTTCATGCGAGCTGCAAAAACTGCTGGCGCCTATAAGCAAAGAGCTGGTATTGATGAGCCGACGATTCGTGGTAAAACTCCACGGAATCCAGCGACAATCGAAGGTACTGAACTTCCCAGCATGGGAGACACCATTGGGCGAGCCGGTGGTACCAACTACGCCCGTAAACCAGATTTCAACTTTGGCAAGCCTTTCGTCTAATCAAACTTGAGAGAAGACGACGTTATGAGGTTGGTCCTGATATTTCCCTTTACGATCCTGATAACTCACTTCGCAAGGGGCGCCGCGATAAAAGAGAAGTTGGGTGATGCCTTCGTTTGCATAAATACGGTTGAAGAGACCAGTACAGTTACTGATTTCCAAGGTGAGGTAACCTTCCCAGCCGCTTTCAGCTGGCGTGATGTTGACCAGGATTCCGGACCGAGCGTAAGTCGATTTACCAACGGCGACTACCGTCACGTCACGAGGCAGCTTCAACCGTTCTTGTGCTACGCCTAGGCAATAGCCGTAAGGAGGAAGCAAGAAGTATTGACCACGTTCATCCTCCTGCAGTTCAGCAGGTTTAAGGATGTCAGGGTCAAAAGCTTTTGGATCACAGTCACCGGCCTGTACTTTGCCGAAAATCAGACATTGCTTTGCCGAAAGTCGGATGTCGTAACCGTAAGAACTGAGACCATAACTGAGAAGCCGACGGCCATCTTCTTCGCTGACCACATGATCAACAAACGGCTCAATCATCTGGACTTCTTGAGCCAGTTCTTGAATCTGCCAGTCAGCTAAAACCGTCATGCGCCCCGTTAATCGTCTTTCAGTATACGGAATTTAACAGAGAATACGGCCCTTCTCGGAGTAAATATCGACGAATTTTTCGGTAGCTTCTGCTGAGTCATTCATGGGCGGCAAATATACCAAAAACGAAGTGCAGGTTTTATGGTTGCTGATGCCGTTGCTTGTATTTTTTAACAAAAGCGGCGAGGTTTTGAGGATGCAGATCGGAAAATCAAAGATTTTTTGTTCGTACCGGATCATGTCCGGACAATTTGTGAAGTAAAGTCCCTGGTCAACCTCCCGTGCCAGCCAGGATCTGTACAATTTCCGGAACCAGACCGCATGAGAAGAGGTCAACGTGGGAGAAGAAGCCCGTGTCATCTTCCAACGATCGTTCTTTTTGTCCCAGAAGTACGCCCCACTGGGCGGAAACAAGTAAACACTTCCGTGCCACTGCTGGCAGTTCAGTCCATCGTCCGCTGGAGAGAAGTATTCCTTTGCTTCTACGTATTTATTGGCAATGCTGGAGCTGGCGACATCAAGATCAATGCCTTCCAGCAGAGCATGCGCTGATGCAACCAGGTCATAGTTGGTAATCAGCTCAAGATCTTCCTTGTGGGCATAAATGCTCTGGAATCCCATCAGCTATTAGTCATCTGGTTGTAGTCCACCTCAAAATAACGCATGCCTTCATCATCATTGATGATGTAACCAGCTTTTTCGCTAGGGTCAATCTTCTGAGCAGCACCCAAAATACGGCGGAAGGACTCAGCCATGTCACCGTCATTTGATTTTTCGCACTCTTCTTGTGCTGCGTGCATCTCTTTGAGCGTAAAGAAGAACATAGACCGCTCTTTGTTCTGGGGCTGGAACACCATTACTCCAGGTCCTTCACATTCCCACATCTTGGAGTACTGCTGGCCCATATCCCCGAGGATCAGACGGACAGTTGCGTCCAACATCCGTGCTTTCGTCTCATCCATCTCTGGACCAATGACGGAAGCAATTAGTTTTTCACGACGGTTCATTGTTCTATCAACCCCTGACGTTCTAAAGATTCCAATAGTTTAGGCATTGGCTGGTACAAGACCACCATTTTGCCTAATATTCCGCGTTTCTTGATGAGTTTACCGGATTCGTCGCGGACTTTATCGAATTCACCAGAACGAATCAGGTATTCAGCCACGCAACGCAGCCGTCTTTTTAGCGGAAGCTCCGCTTTCGGAAATTTACCGCAAATTGTGTCCGGCCTCATGTCCTGAAATGCCAGACGAAGGCGATTTGCCAGCGTCATCCCAGAATTTGCGTCTTCCTGCTCGTAATTCTTTAGGTTTTCTAAATAACGCTGCAGGCAGCCGTCATCAAAAGAACCTTCAGGCGGCAAGAACATTTGGATTTGGTTCACCAAAGATTCCGGCAGCACGTCCCGGTGGTTTTCAACCGTAACCATGTCGATTTTCACGTTGATAAAGCGATGGGCCATTACTCAAGGGCGTCAAAATTCGTAGATACATACATGGGAGGCGCTTTTTTCCGGTAATCGTTCGGCTCCATATCACGGTTCTTGGCAAACGAGCGCACCAGCTGGTTCCAGGGGATGCGAATAACGGCCTTACGGTTGGGATCCGGAGAGGCATTGACGTAATGGATGCCTTCAACCCAGCCTTTTTCAGGGTTTTTACGTCCCATTGCCATCCAGTTTCTTAGTGTTTGGTCAGAAACATTCAGACGCCTGGCACATTCCTCGGTCGAAATGTACTCATCGGCATAAGCCTGGGGATTAAGGATGTCAGTTTCGCCGTTTTCGTAACGGCTATGCCATAAGGACGAAAGGATGTTCTTAATTCCCTTCAGTTCCCAAGCAACGTCTTCAAGTCCTTTTCGAATTCCGTAAGCCATAATCACACGTCTTTCTCAGATGCTAATGTGTGGGAAAACTATTTGCTCCAATGGAAGAACAAGTACCCCCTAGTCAAGCTCCGGCTCCTACACAGATCAGTCCTGAGCAACTAGAAATGATGAAGGCAAGAGCCAGAGAACTTGCCATTCAACAAACCGTAGCTCAGCAGGCGGCGGCTCCTCAAGTACAACAACCGCAAGTGGTTTATGTACGTCGGAACCTAACGATTGCAGAGCTTCTGTTGGTTCTAGTTGTCTCCTGCGGCCTGGTGGCAGGTGTTCAAGCAGGCTGGAATTTTGCAACCAATGTCTTACCTCGCCTTGAAATCAGGGTTAAGTAAGGTATTGGACTAACGGAACTATAATTGATTCAAGGGCATTTATGTGTAATAGGTAGTGGCTAATCGCAGGATAAGCGAGTTACAAGAAATTGCAGGTATCGACCTAGCAGATGCCGACCTATTGACGGTTGTGCAGACGGCTGAAGTCGACCCTGCAATTAAAAACAAAAAGCTCACTGTCTCTGGCACAAAGGCGTATTTAAATATTTTCTATCTTCCCCGCACCGGGGGCACCGTTAGTGGTTCCGTTACGGTCCAGAACAACCTCACGGTTTCTGGTGCCACTACTACGTCTGGTTTATCGGTTACTAACCAGGCAACAATTAGTTCTCTCGTTGTTCAAACCAACGCAACGGTCAGCGGTACTGTCAGCGGTACGACCCTGACTGGTACCAACGTCAATGGTACGAACGTCAACGCAATCAACCTGACTGCAACAACGTTCACCATTGCATCACTGACGGGTGTTTCTGGTACCTTCACGGATCGAATCTCTGGTGCAACCGTCACCGGTAATGAAGGTCAGTTCACCAACCTCTTTGCAATCACCGGCACGGTTTCCAACTTCCTGTCGGTTGGCGAAGTCACTGGTTTAACCACCCGATTCAACAGCATCACCGGTGCCACCGGTACCTTTACGACCAGTCTTTCTGGTGCAACGGTCACCGGTACGACTGCTAACTTCACCACCGGTAATTTCCAAACCTTAGTTACGTCTGGCCATACGGTTGGCGGAGACTTCACCGTATCTGGCAACCTGTTTGCCAAGGGTTCAGGATTCTTCAGCTCCGGCGTTCAAGTCACCGGCACGCTCAGCGGCACAACCGTTACCGGCACCTTAGCCCGCTTTACAAATATCACCGGTGTCAACATTGTCGGCACTACCTTAGTTTCTGGTGCAACCGTTAGTGGCGGCATTGGTAAATTCAATAGCGTCACTGGCGTCACCCTTGTTGGCACCACGACCGTCTCTGGTGCAACGGTTACCGGCGATGTTGGTAACTTCACCACCTTAACGGCCAAAACTGCAACCTTTACGACTGGCATCATCCGTGAAAACATCACGGTCACTGGAGATGCTGATGTAGACGGCGATATCTTTATTGGTGGTTCCGGTTTCTTTGCTTCCGGAATCAGTGTTACTGGAACGGTTAGTGGCCAAACTCTTACCGGTACTCTTGCTCAGTTCACCACACTGACTGGTGGTACGGCAGGCTTTACTACTGTCACTGGAACCACCGTTACCGGTACTACTGCAAACTTCGTCACCCTCTCAGGGACGACGGTTACCGGCACCACGGCTAACTTCACGACAGGTAATTTCCAGACTCTGATCACTTCTGGTCATACCGTCACCGGAAGTTTGATTGTTTCTGGTGACCTGACGGTTGACGGCAACAGCTTCTTTGCTTCTGGTGTCAATGTCACCGGTACGTTAAGCGGAACCACGATTACTGGCACTGCGGTCCGGGCAACGAATATTACTGGCGTCACAGTTGTTGGCACTACGACAGTTTCCGGTGCAACTGTTACCGGCAACCTGGCTCAATTCACAACACTTACTGGTGCAACTGCTGGTTTCACAACAGTCACCGGCGCAACAGTCACCGGAACTACCGCAAACTTCGTAACACTTTCTGGGACTACTGTCACAGGAGACGCAGGACAGTTCAATACACTTACCGGCAATACCGCAGGATTTACTACGGTCACTGGTGCCACGGTTACAGGAACGACCGCCAACTTTGTTACGGTTTCTGGCACCACCGTCACAGGTGCAAATGCCAACTTTATTAGCGGCACTTTTAGCGATACCGTATCTGCCGCAACTGTCATTGGAACTACCACGGTTTCCGGTGCAACTGTTACTGGAAATCTGGGTCAATTCACTACCCTGACTGGTGTAACCGCAGGATTTACAACTGTTACTGGTACGACTGTTACTGGCACAACTGCAAACTTTGTTACGCTTTCTGGCACGGTAATCACCGGTGATACCGGTGGATTCACAACAATTACTGGAACGACAGTTACCGGTACTACCGCAAACTT